CGTATACCTTGGCTTTCGTCTACGACTGGCCAAGGCTATGTGTTCGCACTGTATTACGTCTAACGACGTGTCGCGATCGCGACCTATGACGGGAACCCGTTAGGGTTCCCCATTGCAGGTTGTTTCCTGCGTATCACTCTGTGAGTAATGGTGACAACATGTGGTCCAATCTATCTGTCGATACAGCAAGTAGTTACTTAAAAGTTGATGTCCAACGGTCACAAACGGCTAATTACCGCAGTGCTGTAGAAAATCATACTTTAGTTCCCTTGCCGTATTCATTGACTATTGATAGGTCACTGAAGACAGATTACATCGTCAGTCAGGATAACAATTTCGAATCCCATTATGTGGAAGGAAAAGGTTGGGTTCCTGACGAGCCACTACGGCCTGTTAAAACCATATGGCCGAGTGACTGGATGAACGATGATACTACTGATTACCAGATTATTTCTGGCTTAGTAGAATCTCGGATTGGTGAGTATCTTAACAACCGTGATAACAAGTTGTTAAAGAAACTCAAGGGTCAATCTCTCCCTTTAATAATGGCTTGGCGCGAACGCGAAGAGACAGGAAAACTTTTCATTGCAGTTGCCAATCGAATTGGTGATGCTTGTAAAGTTATTCGACATCCAAAGCAGTTTGTGCGTCGCCTATATAAAGATTATAAAAGAAGAGACCAGATCCACCTCAAGGCAATGGAGAGACGTGCTCAAAAAGCATATATCTCTTTTCTTCGATATAAGAAATGGCCAAAGACCCGTAAATCGCGGGTTGGCGATCTATTCTTACAATACGAGTTCGCTTGGAGACCTCTTATCAAGGATATCCAAGATGCTATCGATGCAACAGCTAACACGGAAGCACACCTTTCTGGTGGCCATGTGAAGGTTGGTTTTAAAGATAGCGGAACGGTGACCATACTCGGCGGCCGCATGACATCCATTGAATTGGAATTACAATGCGAGTACAACGTGCGTGGTCATCAGAAAGTGTACTGGGGAGTTGATAGCGTGGCGTTAGCTACACTATCGCAATTCCAGTCATTGCCTGAAACATTATGGGACTCTGTGCCCTATTCGTTTGTTGTCGATTGGTTTATTGACGTCGGCTCGTATTTGGAGCTTCGTAATGCAACCCTTGGCCTATCTTTTAAGAACGGATATAAGAGTTTATGCGTCGAAAAACGCTTTACTTCTAAAACCCGTGGTCGGGTGATTGCCTACGATAATCCTTACACTGCCCAGTCAACGTGGCCCGAACGATATCAGTTCTCTTTCCAGCGTCAGATCCTTAAAAGCTTTCCTGAACCCCATTTGCAAGTTGATTTTAGCTTACCGTCCAGCTTAAGAATAGCTGAAGCAGTTGCCTTAATCAAACAAGCAATGGATCGGAAACTCTGACCTTAATCAAAGGAATGTTTTATGGCATCATTTGCCGATATCTCTTTAGCCGATGGTTTGGCTACCCCTGAAACTCATACATTCAAAACGAAAACCAGCTCAGGTCGCGCAGCGATATGGGAAGATCGTGTGAGTGGGATCCCGGTTGGTTACAACAAACTCAGCGTTGAAACCAAGGACAATGAAACTGTCCGTCGTGTTAAGTTATCCGTAGCTGTTCCTACTTTGGAAGCAGTTGCCGGTGCGAATAATGCGGGCTTTACCCCTGCTGCTACCGTAGCATACATTCATCGTGCAAATGTTGAATTTATGCTACCGCAACGAGGTACTCCGCAGAATCGTAAAGATATCCTGGCATATGTCAGGAATGCTTTAACTGACGCAGTAATTGCCGCAATCATTAGTGATGGCGATGAAATTGCTGGTTAGTTTAACTTAACTAACACGTCCCATGGGGCCCTAAATATTATGAAATATATTTCTAATATCCGAGAGGCTTTTGTCTCTCGCACACTACCAACTGCCCTAGCCGTTTTACGAGATCTTGATACCCCGCTTGCTTTGTCGATCTACCTTCTAATCAAAGATGGATCTGAGAAAGCATGGGATCAGATTTATAATAAAACGGTTTCGCCTGCAGATTATTTGGATTTTGAGGCTGATAAGTTTGCTCGCGATTATACTGCGACAAAACTACTAGCTAAAAGTCCAAATTTCCTTAATCGGGATCTGAAGGCTAAGGCTCTGGAAGCTTTCCATGAAGCTGAGTACCAATGCTGGCTTTGTAATAGATCTATCCTTAGTGGACAGACGAATTACTTGTTACGTGAGGCCGAGCTTCCATCATTGACGACTATTAAACATAAAATGTCGAAGATTTTGGGCCGTGCCCCGACGTTACAATCCGTTATTGCATGTGGAGGGTGGGGACCAGGTTCAAGCTTTGCGCTATCGCAGCGTAATGCTAGTCCTGAGTTAAAGTGTGAGTATGAGAATACTGTGACGTTGCCTTTATTACAAGCTGTGCAGGGATGTGAAATGCCCCACTGGTTTCGTAATAAAGTCTGGCAATTAGTACCAGGTAACCTCATCACCACTGTACCAAAGAACGGGAAAACGGATCGGACTATTGCTATTGAACCTGGTTTGAACAGTTTTGTTCAAAAAGGGATCGGTGCAAAAATCCGGCGTCGGCTGAGACGGTTCGGTATTAACCTGAACGATCAGTCGATAAATCAGAATGGAGCTCTTATGGCTCAATTTCTATCGTTGTCCACTCTTGACCTTAAAGCAGCAAGCGATTCCATTTCATTGGAATTGTGCGAAGCTATCCTTCCTGCTGACTGGTGGCGGTTAATTGCCGTAAGCCGTAGCCCTCGTGGGACCTTCGATAAACGTACCGAGAAAAATAAAACTTGGTTTGAATATCAGAAAGTTTCGTCGATGGGTAACGGTTTCACCTTTGAGCTAGAAAGTGCTATCTTCTTCGCTATCTTATTAGCGTGTGGAGTTCCTGAACGTGAATGTTACGTTTATGGGGATGATCTGATTATCCCTCGTAATTTCTCACAGAAAGTTATATCCACCCTTGCGCTTCTTGGTTTTTCAACAAATTTAGAGAAATCTTTTGTTGATGGTATTTTCTTCGAGTCTTGTGGCGTTCACGTCTTTAACGGCGTTGATGTCACTCCTATTCAAATGAAGGATGCATTTCATGGACCAAAAGACATTATCGTCTTTGCTAACAAGCTTCGGTTATTTGCTCATACTCGCAACTATTATGATGGTTGTGAGCGCAGGTATTTACCTAGTTATCGTATGTGCGTACGATGGTTACCACCATCTATTCTCACACGGTGCCGAGGTCCTGTCGGAAGCGGGTTAACCTTGTTTGTTAATCAGAAAGAGGCGCCTTTCTCTCGGTACAACCGGAAAAGAGGTCGCTTCCTGTATCAACAATTAGTTCCAAAACTTAAAGTTACGGAAGCTGATTTTGATACCCTTCTTTACTATCGATTATGGCAAATGGAGAATATCCAAGCGTCATCAATATACGATCGTAACGAATGGTCTGAGATCCTTGCTTCAGCTCGGGGAAATGAGGTGAAGCAGATGCTCTGGAAATATAGAACTGCTCGCAGTTACTCGGAACAGTG